TAGGTAAAAAAAATGCGATCATAGTCTTGTAAGGAAAATAATCTCACCTCTTAAACCGAGTGACTTTGTGGGCCAGGATCGTTGTCTCTCTCCTTCTGTGCGAGGTAGATAGTTCAGTCCGGCTGATAGAGTCGTTTCGTAACTTGGAAAAGACGAGTCTTTAAGATTGTCGAAGACGTCTTCCATTCCAGTTCGCTTCATCCAGCGTAGTTGTTTCCAATCTGGTTTGATCTCTTTGTCGATAACAATAGAGTTCCAAATGTCGGTAGTCAAGTCATAAAATGGCTTGCTGCATCCAAGTGCTGCATATGCGAGTCCGCTCGCTGATGCTGCTAGTCTGCCGAGGTCTTGTGGACGTTCGGGAAACATTAGATGTGACAATAGGTCGTCATCCGTGCGTTTTGGTTTACCATACACGTTGTTGTATCCGAGTGCGTAGAGTGAATTTGGGTGATCACCAATTCCAGATTTGTCGTCGCTGAGTTTTGCGTTGAAATATTCCATCGCCTTCTCTGACATAAGAGTCAAGAAGTAGCGTCCATAGGCGAAGAATTTGCGTTCAGGGAACGCGAGAATTGCATCGTCGCCTTGAAATCTAGCTTTGAAGTCATCCGATTCAATGTTCACGCCAAGTGAAGATAAAACGGTGTAGGTCATAATCATGTTGCAGAATGTATCCATGAGCTGGGTTTGTTGGTATCCAGATCCGAATCCGTTGTGGGTCCATTGCCAAAGTTGTCCGTTTGGTAGCTCGATAGGAGTGTTGAATATTGATTCAGTCATCCATTTCCAGAGTCTTTCGATCCGTTCGGGACTGTCGTCTCGATCCAGGTCACCAGGAACAGTTGGGTTGGGGTACCGCGTCGTTGGTTCGTATGAGGAAAAGTCGTAGTACGACTTCCACATCTCGTGGACGTCTCTCATCATTTCGTGAAGGAGTCGTCTGTCGAATCCGCTCCAATCCATAGAGATATAAGTTGACTCTCTGTGGGAGTGAAATTCGTTCATGATTGCTTGCCATCCGCCTTTGCCGATCTCACGTTGCCAGAATAGCTTTCCGGCTTTTGTGTTTTGATATGTGGCTTGAAGGGGCCAAATGAACATGAGTTCAGCCATCAGGAGTAGTTTCGGG